ATGAGCGCCGTCGCATCGGTGGCGGCCGAGGCACGGGCCGGCGACGTGTTCTCCGGCTATGCCAGCCTGTTCAACGTCGCCGACCTCTCCGGCGACGTGCTGCTGCCCGGCGCCTTCCGGGCGTCGTTGGCGCGGCGGGGAACGGCCGGCATCAAGATGCTCTACCAGCACGATCCGGCGCGACCGATCGGCCGCTGGTTGCAGATCGCCGAGGACGGTCGCGGCCTGCGCGTCACCGGTGTCCTGCATACGGAGGTTGCAGCCGCCCGCGAGGTCAGGAGCCTCGTCGACGCCGGCATCCTCGACGGCCTGTCGATCGGCTTCCGTACGGTACGCGCCCGTTCCGACGCCGCCGCCGGCATCCGCCGCGTCGCCGAGGTCGACCTCTGGGAAGTGTCCGTCGTCACCTTCCCGATGCTGCCCGCGGCGCGTATCGACCGCCTCGGCGGCGATGGCACCGACCTCGCCCGCCGCATGGCCGAATTGAGCCGACGGCTCGTCGCGACCCGCCGCTGACCTCTCTCCCTTCGGGCGCCGCGCGCCCCGACACCGGCCCGCCCGAGGCGGCCCGGCCTATCCTGCCGAAAGGACCGACACGATGATGGAAAAGAAGAGCGTGGTGCCCGAGACCAAGGGCACCGGCGACGTCGCCACCGCGCTGAGCGAGCTGATGGGCGCCTTCGAGCTGTTCAAGGAAACGAACGACCAGCGACTCGCCGAGATCGAGCGGCGGTCGACCGACGTGGTCACCGAGGAGAAGCTCGCCCGCATCGGCGCCGCCATCGACGAGCAGAAAAGCCGTCTCGACGGCCTGTTCGTGCGCCAGAGCCGGCCGGCATTGTCGGGCCGTGACGTGCCCCGCGACGGCGTCGACCTCGAGCATCGCTCGGCCTTTGCCGCCTACATGCGCTCCGGCAACGAGCGGGTGCTGGCGACGATCGAGGCCAAGGCGATGTCGGCCGGCAGCGGCAGCGCCGGCGGCTACGTGGTGACGCCGGCCGTCGAGGACGAGATCGGCCGCCGCCTCCTCTCCATCTCGCCGATCCGCGCCATCGCCGGCATCCGCCAGGTGTCGGTCGGCACCTATAAGAAGCCCTATCGCACCACCGGTCCGGCGGTCGGCTGGGCGGCCGAGACGGCGGCGCGCGCCGAGACGACCTCGCCGGTGCTGGCCGAGCTGACCTTCCCGGCCATGGAACTCTACGCCATGCCCTCGGCAACCCAGACGCTGCTCGACGACGCGGCGGTGGATATCGAGGCCTGGCTGGCCGAGGAAATCGAGCTGGCTTTCGCCGTGCAGGAAAGCGCCGCCTTCGTCTCCGGCAACGGCACGACGCAGCCCAAGGGCTTCCTGTCCTACACCAACGCGCCGGAAGCCTCCTGGGCCTGGGGCGGCCTCGGCTACAACGTCACCGGCGCATCGGCGGCCTTCCCCGCCAGCAACCCGTCCGACGCGCTGCTCGACCTCGTCTACACGCTGAAGGCCGGCTACCGCCAGAACGGTACCTTCGTCATGAATCGCAAGACGCAGGCGGCGGTGCGCAAGTTCAAGGATGCGACCGGCAACTACATCTGGCAGCCGCCGGCGGTGGCCGGCGGGCAGGCGAGCCTCATGGGCTTCCCGCTGGTCGAGGCCGAGGACATGCCCGACGTCGCCGCCAACAGCCTGTCCGTCGCCTTCGGCGACTTCAAGCGTGGCTACCTCGTCGTCGATCGGCTGGGCACCCGCGTCATGCGCGATCCCTATTCGGCCAAGCCCTACGTGCTGTTCTACACCACCAAGCGGGTGGGCGGCGGCGTGCAGGACTTCGACGCCATCAAGCTCCTGAAATTCGGCACGGCCTGATCTCTCCCGTCTCCACGGGCCGTTCGAATGGCGGCGCCGGTCCCCCTCCCGCCGGCGCCGCCACCCTTTCCGGAGAGTTCCCCAACAGGGTTTTGCAATGACCTCGCGATTGCTGTCCGCTCCCGCCACGGAGCCGGTCACGCTTGCCGACCTCAAGCGCCACCTGGAGATCGACGACACCACGTCGGACGACTTCCTGACGCCGCTGATCGTCGTCGCCCGCGCCGCCGTCGAGCGGCTGACCGGCCGGCTGATGATCACCCAGAGCTGGCGGCTGAGTCTCGACGCCGTGCCCGACGACGGCCTCGTCCGCCTGCCGGTCGGGCCGGTGCAGACGGTCAGCGCCGTGCGTGTTTTCGACGGTGTGGGCGGTTCGATCGTCTGGCCCGGCTCGGGCTACACGCTCGACCTGGTGGGCGAGCCGGCACGCCTGCTGTTCCACGGCAGCCTGCCGATGCCCGGCCGCCGCCTCGCCGGCATCGAGATCGACGTCGTCGCCGGCTATGGCGCTTCGGTCGCCGCGGTGCCGGCCGATCTCGTGCAGGCGGTGAAGCTGCTGGCCGCCCACTGGTACGCGACGCGCGGCGACGTCGAGGCCGGCGGCATTCCCGCCGACGTGGCGGCGCTGACCGGCGGCTACCGCCGGCCGAGGCTTGTGGCATGAGCCTGCGTCCGACCGCGGCGGCGCTGGCGCTGCAGACGGCGTTGATGCAAGCCTTTGTCGTCGACGCGACGCTTGCCGGCCTGACGCGCGGCCGCATCCACGACGGTCCGGCCCGCGCCACCGTCGTGCCCTATCTCGCCTTCGCCGGCCTGCGCACGCGAGATTTCTCAAGCGGCGACGGCAGCGGCGCCCGCGTCATCCTGACGCTGGAGGCGGTGACCGGCGACGGTGACCGCACGCGGGCGCTGACCATCCTCGACGCGGCGCTCGCCGTGGCGACCGATCCGGCACTGGCGATCACCGGCGGCCGGCTCGTGCTCCTCACCGTCACCGCGACCGAGGTGGAACGCCTGAAAGCCGGCGACCGCTGGCGGGCGAGGGCCACCATCGAGGCGCTGATCGACGGCTGAGTTTTCACCATCAGATGACACGATTTGGCAGGAGACCGACATGACGGCTCAGAAGGGGCGCGACCTGCTCCTCAAGGTCGATAGCACCGGCGCCGGCGTCTTCGCGACGGTGGCCGGCCTGCGCGCCCGCAAGCTCTCCTTCACGTCGGGGACGGTCGACGTCACCGACGCCGACAGCCCCGGCCGCTGGCGCGAGCTGATCGAGGGGGCGGGCATCCGCCGCGCCTCGATCTCCGGCAGCGGCCTGTTTCGCGACGCCACCGCCGACGAGACGGTGCGCGGCATCTTCTTCAATGGGCTGCTCAGGACCTGGCAGGTGGCGATCCCGGACTTCGGCATCGTGCAAGGGGCCTTCCAGCTCACCGCGCTCGACTACGCCGGCACCCACGACGGCGAAGTCACCTACGACATCGCGCTGGAATCGGCCGGCGCGCTCACCTTTACGGCGGTCTGATCATGGCAAACCTGCATCGCGGCGAGATCGCCGCTTTCATCGGCGGCGCCGAACGGCGCCTGCGGCTCACCCTCGGCGCGCTGGCCGAACTGGAGGACGCCTTCGGCGCCGAGGATCTCGCCGATCTCGCCCGCCGCTTCGCCTCCGGCTCTCTGAAGACGCGCGACGTCATCCGCGTCATCGCCGCCGGCCTCCGGGGCGCCGGCGAAATGCTCTCCGACGATGACGTCGCCAAGCTGCCGGTGGAAGGCGGCATCGCCGGCTATGCCGACACGGTGGTCCGGCTGATCGCCGCTACCTTCGGCGGCGAGGAGGAGACGCGCCCTTTGGACCGGCCGGCGCCGGACGCCGCGCCTTCCCCTGGGACGACGTCCTCGCCTTCGGCTTCGGCGTCCTGAGGCTACCGCCCGACGCCTTCTGGGCGATGACACCGCGCGAACTGGCCGCCGCGCTGGCCGCCCACCGGCGGCCGGTGGCTGAGCCGCTCGGCCGCGCCAGCCTCGACGGACTGATGCGCCGCTTCCCCGATGGAGAGACCGATGGCCGAGACGACCGATACCAGTGACCTCGAGGAGCGGCTGAAGCTGCTCGAAAGCCTGAACGACGCCGCCGATCGCTTCGGCGCTACCATGTCCGCCGGCCTGAAGCAGGCGACGCTGCAAGGCAAGTCGCTCGACGAGGTGCTGAAGTCGATGGCGCTCAGGCTGTCGTCGAACGCCATCGACGCGGCGCTGAAGCCGCTGTCGACGCTGCTGTCCTCGCTGGCTGGCAATGTGACGAGCGGCCTCGGCTCGGCGCTGTCGTCGATCCTGCCCTTTGCCAAGGGCGGCGTCGTGCCGTTCGCCGATGGCGGCGTGGTGGCCAGCCCGACTTATTTTCCGCTGGACGGCGGCCTCGGCGTGGCCGGCGAGGCCGGGGCCGAGGCCATCTTGCCGCTGACGCGCGGCGCCGACGGCCGGCTCGGTGTCGCCGGCGGGCAGGGCGGCGTCGCGGTGACCTTCAACGTCACGACGCCCAATGTCGAGAGCTTCCGCCAGTCCGAAGCGCAGGTGACGGCAATGCTAGCCCGCGCCGTCGGACGGGGACGGCGCGGGCTATAGCGCTGGGGCCCAACGAGGAGGGGTGTCAAGCCACGGCGCGTTCGGACGCGGCGAGGGCGGCCGCGATTTCATCCTTGAGCAGGGACCGATGGCGCTTGAGATCGTCGAGGACACCCGGCCCGGCCGGCTCCTCCAGCGATTCGATGCGGAAAATGCGCCGGTTGATCTCCTGATAGGCAGTGGCGAGGTCGCAGAAAACGGCATCGAACAGCATGAGCTGTTCGATGGTCTTCCAACTCTGCGGGAGTTCCTCGGCAAGCTCGTGCGGGATGCTCATCGCGCTGACCCTTCCATCTCACTGTCCCGAAGCTAACCTCCTTGTCGCAACAAGGCCTTGAGATGGATCAAAAGTCGTATGCGGGCCTTTCACCAACAGGGATTTTCCTATGTCCGGCTTCCATGAGACGTCGTTTCCGCTGGCCGTGGCGCTCGGTGCCAGCGGCGGACCGGAACGGCGGACCGACATCGTGACGCTGGCCTCCGGCCGCGAGCGCCGCAACGGCCGCTGGGCCGACAGCCGTCGCCGCTACGATGCCGCCTCCGGCATCAAGACGCTCGACGAGCTGCATGCGGTAATCGCCTTCTTCGAGGAGCGGCGCGGCCGGCTCTACGGCTTCCGCTTCCGCGACCGGGGCGACGATCGCTCCTGCCCGCCGCTCCAGACGCCGGGGCCGCTCGACCAGCGCATCGGTACCGGCGACGGCGCGACGAAAAGCTTCCAGTTGGTCAAGACTTACGGCGGGGCCTTCGCGCCCTATGTCCGCGCCATCGCCAAGCCGGTGAGCGGCAGCGTTGCCGTCGCCGTCGACGGCGCGACGCTGGCCGGCGGCGCCGTATCGGTCGACACGACGACAGGCATGGTGACGCTGGCCACGGCGCCGGCCGCCGGCAAGGCGGTGACGGCCGGCTTCCGCTTCGACGTGCCAGTGCGCTTCGACACCGATCGGCTGACCGTCGACCTCAACCAGTTCGTGGCCGGCGCCGTTCCTGCCATTCCCATTGTCGAGATCCTGCCATGAGGGACATTCCGGCCACCTTCGCCGCCCGCATCGACGGCGAGGCGACGACGCTCGCCACCGCCTTCGTCGTCCGCCTTGCCGACGGCACGGTGCTCGGCTTCACCGATCACGACCGGCCGCTCACCGTCGCCGGCGTCACCTGCCGGCCGGACAGCGGCTTCACGGGCAGCGATGCGACGCGTCACGCCGGCTTTGCGGTCGGCGAGGAGGAGGTAGCCGGCGCTCTCAGCTCGGAATTCATCACCGAAGCCGATCTCGCCGCCGGCCGCTGGGACGGCGCGACGATCGAGGTCTGGCGGCTCGACTGGACCTCGCCCGCCGATGCACTGCTCCTGCGCACCGGCCGGCTCGGCGAGGTGACGGAACGCGACGGCGCCTTCCGCGCCGAACTACGCGGTCCCGCCCATGCCCTCGGGCAGGTGCGCGGCCGGCTCTATTCGCGCTTCTGCGATGCTGCCTTCGGTGACGGCCGCTGCGGTGCCGACACCGCCGCCTGGCGACGCGGCGCAACCGTGGCGGCCGGATCGGACGCCCGCGTCGTCCGCCTCGCCGGCATCGACGACCTCGCCGCCGGCTGGCTCGCCCGCGGC